GATATATATTATTTAATTAATAATAAAAACCCTCGTTATTAAATGAGGGTTTTTATTAATAAATACCTCTGGTTCATATTAAATTTGTATATTTATTTTTATTGATTGTTTAACACCGGATATTTATTCTTATTTCTCTTTCACTAATAAAAGGAATGATTATGAATAATACGGAAATAAACTATCTTGTTGATTTCATCTATCAGGATGACAGAATCACAAACGCTGAATTCCAGATGATTCGTGATGAAGCGGATAAACGCTTTGATGCCATTCTTGAATGTTACGGTAAAAACAATAGCTTATCTGCATTTCAAAAATCTGCAGATGTCACTGTACAATTAATGCAGGAAAGCTTTTTTATTCTGAAAAAGAAAGCTGAAACACCGGAACAGAAAGACGAAATCAAAGACGCATTCAATGCACAAATCAGTTATATCATCGCATGCTATAACCGTTTCTTTGATTCATTATAATTGAAACAAAATGAACTCTCTGTTCAGAGAGTTCATTATTCATCTGATAATTATTCAGTTATATTTTTTCGGGTAACAAATTCCAGTGCCGCTTCAATCACACGCAGATCTGCCCCGGCTTTATGGGCATTTTCACTCAGATGACGACGCCACTGACGCGCCCCCGGGATCCCCTGGAAAATCCCCAGCATATGGCGGGTGATATGGCCGAGATAAGTCCCTGTCGCCAGTTCCGCCTCAATATAAGGATACATCGCTTCCACCGCCGCGACCGTATCGGTCACCGGCAGTGCCGCATCAAACAGGGCATTATCCACCTGTGCCAGGATTGACGGATTCTGATATGCCTCACGCCCGACCATCACGCCATCCATATACTGCAGATGGGTTTTCGCCTCTTCCAATGTTTTTATCCCGCCGTTAAGCGCCATAGTCAGATGCGGAAAATCTTTTTTCAATTGATATACACGAGGATAATCCAGCGGCGGAATCTCACGGTTCTCTTTCGGGCTCAGACCGGAGAGCCAGGCTTTACGGGCATGGATGACAAACATCTCACAACCGCCGCGCTCCGCCACGGTACCGACAAAATCACACAAAAATTCGTAACTGTCCTGATCATCAATCCCGATCCGGGTTTTAACGGTAACAGGAATATCCGTCACATCCCGCATCGCTGCGACACAATCCGCCACCAATGAAGCATTCCCCATCAGACAGGCACCGAACATTCCGTTCTGCACACGGTCAGACGGACAGCCGACATTCAGGTTGATTTCATCATAACCGCGTTCCTGTGCGATTTTCGCACACTGAGCCAGTGCCGCCGGGTCACTGCCGCCGAGTTGCAATGCAACCGGGTGCTCCGCTTCGTTATACGCCAGATAATCCCCTTTCCCGAACAGAATCGCCCCGGTGGTCACCATTTCGGTATACAGCAGCGCGTGGCGGCTGAGTTTACGGTGAAAATAACGGCAATGGCGATCAGTCCAGTCCAGCATGGGCGCAACGGAGAAACGGTTAAGGTTCTTATAGCCGCCGGTAGCGTGTAACCGCTGGGTTTCATTGGTTTTTTCTGTTGGCGTATTTTGGTGCATATTTGGTCTTTTTAGTGTATTTTCTCTTTATCAGGACACCACCAGGGACACCACAAAATGGTGTCCTCAAGATGATGCAGAGAGAGGTTGCAAAGTAATGGCCTATTATACCATAGACAAACGCACCAAAGCAGACGGCACTGTCAGGTACCGGTGCTCTGTGTCCGTAAAAGAAAATGGTAAACGTATTCACAGTGAAAGCAAAACGTTCACAAAACAGGCCCATGCGAAAACATGGGGTACACGGCGGGTTATTGAATTAGAGCAGCACGGCATTCCTAACCCTGACGATGTCACAAAACTCACAGTACGGGATCTACTTTTCAAATATATCAACGACCCCAAAATGGGCGGCAAAGCTGGCCGCACTAAAAAGTATGTGCTGAATATGCTTTTTGATTCAGAACTCGCAGTGCTGCCTCTCTCTGAGTTATCGGTTAATCACGTAGTAGAGCACTGCCGGGCACGCTCTGCGGCCGGTGCATCTCCATCGACAATAAACCACGATGTAAGCTATCTCACTTCTGTACTGCGATCAGCTAAACCTGTTTATGGTATTGAGTACACAGATTGCCCTTCTCACGAAGCGAGGCCACAGCTCCTGCAGATGGGGTTGATCGGAAAATCACAGCGCCGCAGTCGACGGCCACAGAATGATGAACTGGCTCAGCTAAGAAAAGGACTGCAAGCCCGCAGTGAGCACCGGGAAGGGAAAATACCCTTTGTCGATATTCTCGACTTTTCCATACTGAGCTGCATGCGGATCGGGGAGGTGTGCAAAATTTTGTGGTCTGATGTGGATGAGAAAAACCGCAGCGTACTGGTAAGAGACAGAAAAGATCCGCGTAAAAAAACCGGTAACCATATGTCTGTTCCGCTGCTTGGCGATGCCTGGACGATATTACAGCGGCAACCACGGACAGATAAAAGAGTGTTTCCGTATAACCCTAAATCAGTATCTGCGGGTTTCCAGCGGGTTCGTAATACGCTGGGTATTGAAGATTTACGCTATCATGATTTGCGCCGTGAGGGTGCCAGCCGGTTATTTGAAGCGGGATTCAGTATTGAGGAAGTGGCCCAGGTAACAGGGCACCGATCGCTAAATGTTTTATGGCAGGTTTATACGGAGCTTTATCCACAGTCGCTACACGAAAAGTTTGAAAAACTATCAGGCCGATAATCACAACAATATTCTGATAACTTTTTTATATCACGAGAAATTAACTTGTTAGATATAGATATAAAAAGCCATCCGATTATTTAGGATGGCTTTTTATTTTAACACTATCTTACTATGCTACCTTCTTCTCAGAACAGCCACATTGTGGGATTGGAAATGCTTTTCCTTTTTTAGGAAAACGCACCTTTCCATCAATCACAATAGAGCGTCTGAAGATGATAGCACATGGTTCGCCGCATTTTGGGCAGATACCAGTAGCCATATATAGATCCCCGACCACTTATCGCACCCTGTAAATCCATACAGATTGCAATGTTCCAGGAGAATCGCTATACTCATTGCGTCAAAAATTTGAGTAGCAATTGGATTATCTCCATACTCACCTGAATGTGTTAGCGCACACTCAGCCCCAAAACCCTGTTAGCGCAGGGTTTTACATATAAAAGTCAAAAGTTAGCTGTTTTGTCTCGTACCCCAAACGAGACAGTACAATATCGGCAAAAGTATCAGCTTGCCATTCAGCATCCTCGCATTGTATTGGAGGTTTGTTTGATTTATGCAGAACAGCTCTATGACCCAGTACGAAATGACCTAATTCGTGCATAATAATAAATAGGGCATCACGCTCTCCTTTACAGGCATTAACGTATACCCTATTCGGCACGCTTATTGTAAATGTACTAGGATCAAAATGACCAATAGTTAGGTCGTAGGTTAATCTTTCCCACACTCCGTCTTCAATTGAGTCGAGAGTAATCCCGTACTCGATAAGTGTTTCAAACACTCTATCAAAGCCCCTTTTTTTCTTTCTTTTGCTTCTACCATTTAGTCCGAAAGCAGCACAGAAAGCGATAGCTCGTCGTGATATTTCAGATTGATTCATTGGATTGACGCGGTTTCCACGCAGAACATACTGATGATCCATTTAACCTCATTCCTCTGAATCATTAACTTTTTTCAAAAGTTCAGCCATTTTTCTCAATTGCTCTGGAGTCAATGGAGATTTTGCAAAGCCAGCCACTAGCATCTTTTGCTGCATAGACAGGCCATCTAATTCGACAAATTCATTAGAAATATCAGCTAACTCTTGGAGATTTTCTATTTCATAACCTCTTTTGTCAAAAAAGCTGGTAATGAGTTTTACCCATTTTTTAGAAACTTTCTTCCTGCCATTTTCCAGTCCACTCAAAAAAGCAGGGGAAACTTCAAGTTCCTCAGCCATAGAAAGCAATGTTTGGTCAGTCTTCAATCTCGCTATTCGTACGGCCTTACCAAATTCAGTGAGAGCCATAATACTTACTCCAATCAATAACCACGGAAATAAAAATATAATAAAATCTGATTTCGTCAATTTAAACCATGACAAAACAAAACGCAACCTTTTTGGTTAATTTTTTTATCTTTTTTAGATGTTGAATATCTGACGCCAAAACCACCAACTGGAGTCCCGTGTTTACTCAATACGTTTATTCGATGTTGAGCCATGTTTTAAACAGCCCGCACAGTTACGCACACTCTATATAAATCAACAAGTAAGCAGATTGTTTAAAATCACACACCCGCACATTCGTGCGCACTTGCGACAACTCTTTGCCCCACTGGTGCCCCAAAGATCAAAGTCAGTCTTGACAGCATTATTCTGCCCCGTTAATTTATACTGTATATATAACCAGTTAATTGAGAGGTAATCGCATGCTCCGTATTGAAGTTATTTTCAGCAGCAACCAAAAAGAGATGATACCACCAGGCACATTTGAGGCGTTGGAAAAGGAAATTGACCGAAAGCTACGGGCTCAGTATCCGGATATGAACGTCCGTATTGCGTGGGGAACCAATGCGGCGATGTCAGTAACCGGCGGGAAAAACGATAAAGATAATAAAAAAATAAAAGAGATAGTGCAGGAGATTTTTGAGGATGGCAGTTGGGTGCCTGAAATGGAAGGCGCTTCTGATGATGTAGAATATTTTGATAAGTGATTTGAAATATCTTTTGACACTTGGTTACAGTTTCATGTAAAAATTAGTTCAGATGGCAATTATTTACCGAGTGACTTTTATTGTGAAAATGAAGAGTTCCGAGCTGAATGCATGTGTAGGCAATAAGATCAAAGAAATGAGAACTGCACTCGATATGACGGAAGAGCAACTAGCCCGTGAGGTTGGTACTTCTGTAAAAAATATAATGCAATATGAATCAGGAATAACGCCGATACCAGTCGAGGCCCTTTTTCTAATTTCGCGTGCATTAAATGTCTCAGTCATAGAGTTGCTTTCGGATTATTTCAGCAATTCAGACAATGACCTCTTGTTAACACATTGAGTTAATAAATATTCTTTTCAAGAAGCCGCGCCGGACATCCACCAGCGCGGCTTTGTTTATTTACGCTGTAGCCGGAAAATACCGGTAAATAGTCGACACCCCCACACCGTAAATAATTGCCAGCTGCTGCCGGGAATATCCTTTATCCAGCAGGCGGCCGATTTGCTCCCGGTCATTCTGTGTCAGTGCCGCTGGTCGTCCTCCGACTCTGCCCTGCGCTCTCGCTGCGGCTAATCCTGCTAACGTCCGCTCTACTATCAGCTCACGTTCCATTTCTGCCAGCGCTGACATGACGTGAAAGAAAAAACGCCCCATCGCGGTGCTGGTGTCGATACTGTCCGTCAGTGATCGGAAGTGTGCGCTGTACACCTACCATCGCAGCTTTGTTTTATTTCTTATCTTCTGCCTATTTTCTGAAATAGTATTCAACTACAGAGTCTCAAAATAAATTGTTGCACTACTGGTATTTTTCTCATATTCAAATAGAATAATCCCTCATATCAACTGAGAAAAACCATATATCGAAAAGAGCACAAAGCAACATTAGTGCAGTTTCTCAGATTTAACAATGAATGTTGTATGTAGCTAATGAATAGCAAGCAGCATGGTAAAAATACAGTCAAGGACTATGGGTGTGAAAAAACTATTAATAGCAGTTTGTTTTTTTGTAATATCAATATTTGTTATGAAATGGCTAAATCTTCATCCAAGTTATATTTTTTCAGCTGGAGTGATATTTTTAATATTTTCATTGAAAAATAACTTTCCATCTAATATAACTCGAGTGGTGTTAATATTTATTATGCTATTTGAAATTTTATTCTTCATTTCTTTTGGTGAAACATTAACACAGCCAATATTAGACTCAATAATTGAAACTAATATGCATGAAGCCATTTACATGATAGGTGATATGTGGTGGCAACTGCTCACTCTTATTTTATCTACAGCCGCTATTTTTTACCTTTCTAAAAAAACCTCTTATAATAAATTTCGCCCATACCTTCATATTATATCCTTGTCTTTTATTTTATCATCATCAATTAAATATGCTTACTCAAACATATATCATAGCTATGATTACTATAATATAAAAGAGGATATAAATGTATTAGCTGGCAAACTGCAAGAAGATTTCCCTTTATTTATCGGCGACTCTTCATACATACTATCTAAAATGGTAAAATATGATAGATATAAAAATATAGAGTACGCAACAAGAAACAACATAGCTATAAAATCACTCAATAACAACGGAAGTGAAGTTGTGGTTTTAATAATGGGAGAGTCTGCATTATCAGAAAGGCATTCAAGCTATGGATACCACAAAGATACAAGCCCTAACATGAGCCGTATATTTAACGAACAAAACGCATGTATTTTGAAAAAAACTCATTCTGCATCAGCGGTTACACGCGAAGCTTTACCAATGAATATTTCATTTTATACACCTGAAAGTGAAAAAGAACTCTTCGATGAAAAAAATGTAATACTTATGGCGAAAGATGCTGGATATAAAACATACTGGATTGGTGCACAGACAATAGACGGTTTATGGTCTGCTAAATACGGATTTATTGCCAAACAAACAGACTCTCTCAAAATGGTAACGTGGGGAAAAGATCAAGAAACAATACCGGAATTTGGAAAAATAATAAACACATCCGAGAATAATAAATTATTTATTGTTGTACATTTAAGAGGAAGTCATAAGCCATATGTAAATTATGATGAAAAAGATAAAGCCGCTCTGCCATCAGCGGATGATTATGACCTAACAATTCACCACACTGACAGGGTTGTATCAGAAATAAACAGAATATTATCAGAAAATAAAAAACAATATTTTTTATACTACACATCAGATCATGGTGAAATAGTTAATAAAGGACACGGATTCTCTAAAGGAAAACAACAATACTTTGTGCCCGTAATGATTAAATCAAATAATTTTAATAACTTATGCTCTTCTGCAGAGTTAATGCGAAAATATAACGGTTATTATAGCACAACGTCAACAAAATACATTCTGGCTCTGGCTATGGGTTATTCCCTTGATAATAAAGTTGTAAAAACACAAACAATGACAGATAAAGTGCTAAGTGGAACAGGAAAACTCGTCAACTTTGATGATATGTAAGGGTGTGGCCGCTGATTTAGTACAGTGGCCACTCTGTTACCAATTCGATTAAGGTTCAATCGGCCAGTCAATATCTGGTGCAGTGGATGTATAGACATCCGACATTTTCACGCTATAAATTTCCCACTCATTCAATTTTGCCTTGTCTTCATCAGTTGCCATTCCGAGGCGAACCTTGCGCTCCAGCATGGCAATTACCTGTTCAGCTTCTGCCAGTAATGACTGCTTCTGACTTTCAGCAACAGCAACTTCATGCGCTTGCTGCTCAGCTTTATCGGTAACCCATTTTTTACCGTTCCATTCATCAAACGGCGTTTCAGGTGCGTACAAAGTCAGGTTATCGGGCAGTTCGCCCAGCTCTGTAATTTCAGCCTGCTGCCTTGTCTCTTTGTCATACGCCACGGAACCACGATAATCAGGAATATGCAGCCATGTTTGCCCGTCAGGTGAGCGGACAATAGCCATATTAGGCACTGATGGGATTTCAGGCTCATCAAGGTAAGCATCACCAACCACTGAACCACCATAAGGGACATTATCCATCGCTGCACCAATATATTCGCGGGTATATGGATGAGCACGGTAGATTTTAGCCCAGCCCGGAATAACAGCCAGTCCGTTTTCGTCAAACTGTGCTTTCTGGATATCTGTTGTATAAGACATTATTTAATCCTCGTAATTAAAATTTTAGATACGTTTTTCATGCGGGTTTCATTTGCTGTGCGAACTTGATTACTTGAATTAAATGTGAAGTCCTGTACAGCTGAAGCACCTTCACTAAATGCAGACTTTGTTGATGTTGGTTCATTTGAGAACACACCAGTGCCATATGAATTACCTCTTGTCTGAATCCCGCCCATCCAACCGCTCATAGGCTGCATTGCATCCTCCTGGTAAGTTCCTACAGTCCTTCCTGAATCAATTCCTTTCCCATTATCAGCAATTCGGATAGCGTAACCGCGATCATCAGAAAGTTTCAGCGAAGGGAATACCTTAGCCAGTTCAGGATAGTCTGTTGCTGAAAATGATCGCCCCTCATTAGGCCAGAAGTTGCCCGGTATAGGTGCCGATGAGTTCCAGATAACGGAACCCCCTATAGGGACTCGAGTGTCTTCCTCAGTAAGAACGCGATATCCATTGACAGTAAGACCATCTGATATCCTGACAATGACGTTTGTTTTTTCATTGTTTATAGTAAGCGCCGTGGTTGACTCAGAGCCATAACCTATATATGCAGTCCTCTTCTCGCCGCCATAAAATTCCATGTAACTCGCTGATGTTTCTGCCGGGGCTGTAAACCTGAGTGAGCGACCGTTTGTTTTTATTTCAACCCCTCCGGTGATTGTTCCTCCAGACAGCGAAAGATACTTTTCCGGTAAACCAAGGTTTTTGATAAAGGTATCTTTATTCGGGATATCTGCGCCGTTCTTGTCTTTGGCGAGTTTGCTGTTTACTTCTGTTTTTGTTGCATAGTCACCGCCGGAGATTATTTTTTTGATCGCGTCCTTCAGCTGGTTATCATTATTTTTATCCCGCGCAATACCGGCCTCAACCAGCACACCAAGAATTTCCCGCTGAACGGAATTAAGCCAGCCAGCCTCAAGAATTGTCGGTGCGATACCGGCGGCCACGTTGCCGTTTGTCCACTCGCCGTTTTTATCGGCGGTACTGGTGACATCACCAATTTTTTTCATAACAAAGCCTCACTCAGTGAAGGTGATAATTAGTCGTTGATAGTCAGGGTTTACTGGCCGTAACCGACCTGAAGGATCGTGTGAGAGGGGGAAATCTGGTTAAACTGGCACTCGAGGTAATGTTCACCCCACGAACGCAGCGGATCACCACAGTAACTGCCGCCGGCGACCGCGTATGTCACCTGCGTGTTTCCGGCATTGATGCGCCAGACAAACGGCCATTCATCACCGTTCAGTGCATCACCGCAGGCCGACAGCCCTGCCCTTGCCTGCCGGAATTCGGTAATAGTGATGGTGTAACCCATCTCGGCCGCCAGGCTGATGTAATAGGGCTTTGACATCCCGCCGGTGCGCAGCAGTTTTGAAAGAACTGCGGATTGTCGTTTCGGAATGGTGTCCATCTCCCCGATCGCACAATCATCCGGCAGTCCGAGCGTTTTTTCCCACTCCGGCAATAACGTTGTGGCCGTCTTCGGAAATGCCCCCTCAAGCAGCTGAACAGCGTCAATATCCGAGGCCTCATAACCACGAGCCAGCGCCCGGAGAACAGCATGCATATTCGACCCCGGCCGCCAGTCCCACGCCATACCATGAGGTGCCAGTCCGATCATGGCCTGAGTGTAATCGTCAGCGGTGTAATTCATGTGTATGACACCTCCCCGCGCTGCGCCAGTTCGCCGGTGCTCAAAACTATATTTTCAGCCGGTTTTTTCAGGACAAAGCCGGTGGTACCCGGGATATCAGCAATCGCATACTGCAGATCAGAAAGATAGATTTTTGCGCCGCCGGTCGGGTCGCTGTCCCTGAAAAACACATCATCAATGGCTTTGGCTATCTGCTGATGTAATTCCGAGGTTGCCCGGCTCAGCCCTTCAATTTCAAAATTTATCTTTTTCGCGACAGGTGAACAGACCCACACCAGCGCCGTTACCGTCTGCACATCCCAGATATGATCTGCAACACGCAACTGGTCACCGGTCGCATGAACTGAATAAGTTTCTTTGGTAGCCGGTCCGTCAGTTCCCAGCGGAAAGCCGCCGTTGCTGTTGCCGTCACACATAATGTAAATGCCGACCGACCCAGCCCCCAGCAGGCGGCGTTTTACCCAGGCGCGGGAAATGTCCGGCACTTCTTTCGCCCAGCCTTCATAGTCTGTATCGCTGCCGCCCTGCGGTGGTTTCTGGTACGCATGCAGGACACGCTGCCGGAAAGCCTCTTCGTTCTCAATATCACTGCCGCCGGTGATCGGCTCAACAGCAACACATTCTGAAGATACCCCGGAAATAGCAACTTCAAGCGTCAGTTTTGTACCGGCTGGTGAGTTACCCGCCGCGCCGCCGCCGTAAATATTATCGTCAATGCCGGGCAGGATAGCTTCAACAGATGTGAAGCCTTTCCCGTCAGCATTAATATGGGCCTCAGTAACAGACTGGTACCGGTATCCATCCCCCCGGGGCATCGCTGTACCGGCCGGAATGATGCTGCCCGGCACACCGTCAAACAGAACCTTTTTCCCAGTAGCTTTGTTCGGTGGTTTGCGGTACACCCGCTTCAGCGCCCCCCAGCCTGCAAGGTATTCATCTGTTGCTGTAAACGGGGTTGCCTGTTTTGCAATGTAATCCAGATAGGCATAATGCAGGTGCGCCATACCGGCATCCATATCCGCCAGTACCCGCATATTGGAATACCGCAGCAGCTCACCGGGCTCTTTCAGTTCATTACGCAGGAAATTCTGGTTCTGCTCCCGCAGTTCCGTCAGTGTTTTACGCTTAAACGGCATTTATTGCTTCTCCCATACCCAGTAAAAACGCAGATCTTCCGCACCGGAATCAGGCCGGTGATAACGGATAACCATGTTCAGCCGCTGCGGCCACACTATTTGTGTCCGGATCTGAATATCAGACACGACCCCGTCAGTTATCAGCCATGCCAGCGCCTCCCGGGCGTAATCCTCGGCTTTCTTTGCCACCTGCGTGGTCAGTTTCTGGCGCCTCAGCAGCCAGAGGCGGGAGCCGATAAAACCATCCGTTCC